ACTGATTCGTGTGCTACGTCGGAAAGTTAAGGATTTCAGCCCGCATTTCACGGAGGCTCCTCACAGTATGTGAAGAAGATCCGCTAAGACTAGCCTTGTCTCAGGGTATTGAATTTTCTGTGCCTACTCCAATTCGCTTCATACCGCGCAAAGATTTGCTCTCCTAGGGAAAGCTCATCTAAACGTTTCTGAAGAGTCTTGTTGTAAGCGACAGACCGTTCAATCACCTTATGCCAGTGTTTTCCCCTCTTGGCCATGGCGAAGAAGGGAAGATTGGGAATATAAACCCCACAGAACTGCGCTATTACTAGCGACAGTTCTAACATTGGACCGAAGACATGTTCTGTACGTACCTTTCTCTTAAACGGGAGTTTATTGGCCTTTGCTAGAGCTCTTTCAAGGTGCTCTCGGCTATTATTATAGTCGAGGTTCCAAGAAACGCTCTTACTTAGGTCAAAAGTTAAAGGTTTTGGAGTCGATCTAAGATCAACCCAAATCTCTAGCAGTTCCGATAAGAAGAGGTCACCAGATTCTCCGAATTGGTGATAGTACAGAGTAGAGTGCTCTACTGGAATTCGCCGTCGAATCCCATCATACCGCTCCCATAAATCAAACAGTCCCTTGCACCACCTCATGTTTTGTGCATTTGCACAATACAAGAAGTATTGCCAGGCGACCGGAGATAATGGGGCAGTGATGTAAGGTTCTATATCCTGAAGTCGACAAGCATGTACAATCTTGTCGAAGTCGGTATTAGCCTTCCATAGGTGACGGCGAAGTTCATCAGGGCATCGAGGGAAATGATTCCTCATTCCCGCGATGTGGGCTGCGAAAGCAGAATTCTGACCATAGGTACTTTCTCCAAGACGCTCAAACATTGGGGACCTTTCAGTCCCCTCTGCGGGTGCATCTTGAAGAAGTATCTTAGGAAGCTCACGCTCAAACAGTCTAGCGAAATCCTTCTGAATCTCCTCTGAGAGATGACTCAGAAGTCGCCACCCGAGGTGTCCGGTTTGTAGAGTATCAACCATGATGCTGCGCATACGCGCGGCATCCTCATCTGGGATAACGTTAGTTACCCATTTGAGTATGGAAGATATACACGTTTCTTTAATTTCACTAAGTGAATTAAAGGGATTGTGTAGACAATACTTTATAAGCCTAAGCACCGACGAAGGTCGGCGACCTGAGCTTTCTGGAGACACTACTGTCCACTGTGGCTCAGTGACCACTCTTCTAAGAAGAGTTGATGCACTTAATGGTTTCCCTAACCTTAAGAGAATCCTTTTGGCGAATTCAATCCTTTCAGCCCAGGTCGAGCATGAAAGCTCTTCCCGGAAGGAAATTGGACTGATATCACCAAGTGGGGAGAACCGTCGGTTTGCGAATTCAAAGCAATTCTGTAGAGAATGCAGAGATTTCGCAAGTCCGATGATAATCCCAAAGCCGGCACAGATCTCTTTATAGGCAGTTGCTACTGCTTCTGAAGAGCTGATGTCGACGTCATCTCCTAAGACTAGGTAGTCTGTGAACCAAACAGCTTGACCAGTGGCCCGATAATGGGCGAACTGAACTAGTGAGTGGTGAACAAACGCC